ATAATGGAAGAATACCATCCTTAGGTGATTGTATTGTTAAAATAGTTTCAAATACACAAACAGGACGATTAGAATTTTATAATGCTAAAGGCGAGATTATAAATTTTAATGTGGCCGAAACGCAATTTTATAAGGATGCGATTTCGGCCGTGCAAGATCTTAAAGTTACGCATACTATTAAAGGTAAAACTATTATCTTCAAAGCCACTGTTGGAAATAAATAGACTGGTACAAAAAGTATTACTTATCCTGTTACTATTAGTGATAGTGGTGGGAGTAGTGGCGGAAGTAGTGATAGTTGTAATTCTTCTTGTTCTGGTGGTTGTTCAAATGCATGTACAGGTACATGTTCTGGAGGCTGTTTATCTTCTTGCACCGGAAACTGCGATGGAAGCTGTAAAGGTGGCTGTAAAAACAGTTGTGGTACAACTTGTAATAAAGGATGTGCTACTACTTGTAGTACTCAGTGTTATCGCGGCGTAGGATATTAATAAAAATAAGCCCGGACTCATTAAGAGTCCGGGCTTTTCTTTTTTATTCAAATTGCAGGAAGGGTTCAAGGAATGACGCTTCAGCAGGGGTAAATTCTAAGTTTTCAATATCCTCTACAGGAATAGGTTTAGCTTCAATTTCAACTTCTTCCATAATTAACTTATTGATTTCATCCATGTAAGCTTGCATATTTTCTTGAGTAAATTGATACTCATTTTTCTCATTGAGTTCAAATTCTCCATCTTCTTTACGCTTAGCATATTTTTCAATTAGCTTTAGCCGCGTATCATTGTAAGATGTCAGAACTTCTTCTAGTTTCTTTAACAAGCGTGCTACTTGAAAAGCGGTTCGTCCTTTAAGTACCATTCCGCTTAATTTCTGTAGTGCTTCTTGTCCTTCTACAACTTCTTTTAACGTAATTTTCATCATATAACTTCTCCCCAAGTACTATGTACTTTAATTTTATTACAAAAATATTTTCCAATACAAATTGCATCAGCTTCGTCTTCAGTGCATTGCATATCATACCAAATTCTAACCTTAGCCTACGCTGCTTTCTTGCGCGCTTCACGATGTTGGTCTCCATCACCGACGCCGCAGTAACTGCGCCATTCGCTGGGATAGACTAATTCGGAATCTATACTTGCTTCAAATATAGTATCTAAGATTACACCTTGAAGATTGGCTAATGTTTGGAATGTCTTAACCTAAGTTTGTGCTTTATTTGGGCCATAACTTTGTAACTGAATATTTTCAATACCTACAAAGTCTGGTTCCCATTCTTTAAGCGCAGCTTTAAGCCAATGCTTAACATTGTTAATACGTTCTGCTGTAGGAAGTGAGGCACTTGTTTTAAAAGTGCCATATCCTACCAGCACCTTATCGTCATATATAGAATAGCCAGTAATTCCGGTTGCCGCATCAAGAGCGAGAATACGTGTTATATCCTCGCCCTTGGGCGGTACCTTATTTTTTTTCACCTTATACGGATCACCGGCCATGCAAATATCGCACATTTTATGCTTACGCCACTATTCAAATGTTTGCTGCTATACATGCCCCTACGGACATTGCATATCAAGTGGCGTTTTTAAATTCTTATAACTATCACTTATAAGTTTCCATCCTTCCGCTTCTAAGGCATTTTGGACTGTGTATATATTAATTGATGCCATTAGGTTCCAGTAGAGCCAAATCCGCCCTCTCCGCGATCAGAATCGGTTAGAGAATCAACAACATTCGCCTTGAAGCGGTAAGAAGGCATTACTAGCATCTGAGCGATACGATCGCCCTTATGAATTTCATATGGATCATCACTGATATTATCATAAATTGCGCGTACCTCACCACGATAGCCACTATCAATTACACCCACACTATTGCTTAGGCGTAGAGGTGTTTTCGCGCCCATACTAGAACGAGGTAGGACAAAAGCGACCCATCCTTCTGGTAGCTGAATATGTACGCCCGTCGCCACTGGGGTACCATGTGTATGAGGTTGAATTGTTATATCTTCAAACGCATACATATCTGCGGCAGCATCGCTATCATGAGCATATGTAGGAACTTGTGCGCCTTCCTCTAACATAATTGGTAACTCGATTGAATAGAAGTGATATTTATCATAAGCAGTATCAAAGGTTTCATAAATCTTCTCTACTACTTTATCCACTACTTTACGTTTATTGCCAGCAATAATTTGATCGCCATAAACAATTTGATTTACAAATTCTTTTAGGGACTTTACTGATTCTTTGGCTTCTGCACGAGTCGTACCCTGAGCCTCTAAGTTGGCAATAATCTGACTTACGGACTGATTAATCTGCTCCTTAGAAAAAGACTGATCAATACTCTGTAGAATTGTATCTAACGCTTCGTCAGAAAATAAATTATCATCCATATCTTTAAGATTTTTTACTGCGTCTATAAACGCCTGTACCTGCTGATTAGCTAATTCTTCGTTCATTCCTTTATCCTCCTTTAGATTTCATATGAAATCGTAACTTCGACCATCCACCATTCCTCGGTAATTTCTCCGGTCTTACGATCTTTTTTAGTTTTATAATCAACCTTAGTCTTTGTAATAGTAAAACCTTCTCTTGTTGCGCGATTTTTCCAATCATCTACAACAGAATTCGCTTCTTCTTCTGTATCGCAACGACAAGTTTTTACCCATTTAGTATCACAAATCGCCATTTTCTTCAATCTCCTTTGCTTTTTTCTCATTTAGTTCTCTTAGTTTTTGAATTAAATCTATGTAATTAAGCTTCGCGGCAGTTTCATTAATCTCATCAATCTGAGATTTTTGTGCCATCTTAGCTTTCTTACCTTTATTTTGCTTAGCCAATGCACGCCGTTGAGCGCGATTTAGCTTGACGCCGCCATTGATTTTTGTAATAGTAAAATCTGTAATCTTCTTCATGATTTCTTCATCATTATCGGCGCCAACTTGTTTCTCAGCTTCTGCATAATCAATTCCTTGAATTTCTGCAAAGCGCTTAATTAGATCATTTTCCATTTATCCTCCCGCATTTCGGTTATATCCGAATGTCTGAGTATCAAAAAATTCAATATAATATTTTTCAAGCTCGGAAAGCTTATCTTTATCACAATAAGTGATTGCTTCGATTGACCAATTCCAGAATCCTGTTTTTAGTATTTCATGATGTACGGCTTGATCTGCAATACTCTTAATACCAATTGAGGACTTAAAGTGGTCAGTAATTCTTTTCTTTATATCAGTACTTTTTCCGATATAAGCTTTGCCGCTATCCAAATTCGTTAGCTTATAAATTCCCGGCTCTGCTTTAATTTCTATACGCTTAAAAGTATCATCCAAATTAGGCTTAACATATTCAGCCCAAACCAATTTTGAAATAATATCTGGATGTTGTACTTTCGCCGCGACAGTAGTAAGCAAGAATTCAATATCTTCTCGGTATTCCTCAGGTAACTATATAGTATAGAATAACTTTGCCTACTTATCCATTTCGTATTGGAGTAAGGGTTTCCGCAAACTTAGAAAGCGTTCGCGCTATTGCTCTTCGGCAATTTGATATTCTTTAACCTTGGCTAGTGATTCTTCAATTTTGTCAGCCATCCATTTCTTAGTTTCTTCGGCCTACTTATCACATTCTTTCGTAGTTTTTTCTAACTCAGATTCCAGAAATGCTTTTTTTTCGTTAAACGTTTCATCTAATGCTGCTTGGCGTTTTTCTCGCTATTCATTCATTAAAGAATCTAATTCAGTCATTTTTTCATTTACTAGATGATTATATTCATCACGCGCATCCGCTAGGCTTGTTTTTGCGCTATCTAATGAATTATATATATCAGTTAATTTTTGCTATTCTGTATTAACTTTAATTTGTACATCTAGTAATTTACTACGATATTGTTCAAGTGCTTCTTTGTCGAAATTTAACTCTTCTTTAAGCTTAACCGCCTGTTCGTGATATTCGTCTAATAACTATGTATCAACCGATTGTTTTTGATAGAGTTTATACCCCAGAAATCCAATAATAATTAAGCATAAGATTAAAACTACAACCATATCATCACCTTTTTCTTTTGATACTTAATTATATCAGATTTCTGGGGAAATGTCAAATATTTGGTTCTACTAAATTACTAAAAATAACTCCACCAAATATATTACCAATAATTGTTCCCAATAATGGAAGCCCAATAGTACCTGCCGCGATCATGTAATAGGCATCCGCAATACAGTGATTAAAACCGCTAAGAATAAAACCCATCACACACGGAAAGCACATCCAGAGAGGAGACTTTTCATATGTAGCAATTGACATTAGCATACCGCATCCAATTCCTTTTACCGCGGCTTCCCATATAGGCTGTGAAACCTTTGTGGCGGCAATAGTCGCAGATGCGTTATTATGCGCGAGTAATGCCATTAATGATACGCCTACTATATTACCAAGTAGTACTATTAAGTAAAAATACCCAGGATACTGTTTAGTAACCATAAACTGCATTTTTCCGGTAAATAAGTTTAACTTATACAGCCGAACTGTAAGCAGGCCGCATGAAAATAAGAAAGCACCAACTACTGGGTTAGAAGCTGCCAGATACATCCAGCAGCCTAATGAGATTGCCATTCCGGCAAGTATTGATTTATATATGTCCTTCTTCACGATATTTCTCCATATTAATTATTCTTTGATTAGAAGAGCCACGAAGCGGCAATGTGGTATCGCGTTTGTTCTGCTCATAGCGGCCATCTATTAAACAAGTAATATTATGTAGGATATGATCTAAAGTACGATTATCGCGCTTTTCTAATTCTTCAATAGTATAACCAGTCCATAAATAAATTTTTAAGTCTGGGTAATCTAACTTACACCATCCAATTAAATTCATTACATCTTCTAAGTTTTCATCGGCTAGTGGTTCGCCGCCAAGAATACATAGAGTTCGCATAACTCCATTCTTATTAAGCTTCTGCATAATTTCTTGGCGAATATCCAATCCATATTCTTCACCATAATTAAAATCTTGTGCTTCGGGATTATGACATCCGGGGCAATGGAAATGACATCCCGAAAAATACACAGAGAGGGAGATACCGGGCGC